ATATCCAGTTTCTTTGGAGGTCCGGACGGTACCGCTTATTATGAAGGAGTAAAAGAACAGCTTGAAGCAATAAATGAGGTCTATGATCGTATTATTGACAAAAGCAAGGAAGATATAGTTTTCGGTGGTGGATTTGCATCTGTTCAAGCAGCTACACAAGCCATGGATAATTACGAGAAGAAAGTAATCAATCTCCAAAAGATTGCCGCAGCTTCAGGGCGTGCCGGTGCAAGTTGGAAGTCTCATAGTGCGGAATGGCATTCTAACAAAAATGTTGGTGCAATAGGTGGTTTTGAGCAGATGAGCGACATCCTAGGTAAATCAATAAGCTCCATGACAGACTTGTATAGTTTGTCAGGAGATGAATTGTTCCTCATTCAGTCCCGAATGCCGGAAGCATGGAGTTTAATTGATGCCAGAATTCGTGAAAACCTGGATAGCATCGTAGCCTGTAAAGATGAAGCGAATGAACTGAGGGATGCTCTTAATCAAGCCATGACAGGGGTTGATTTTGATTCCTTCTACAATGGGTTTATTGATCAGTTATCCGATATGGATACTTCTTTTGAAGATATGTGTGATAACTTTGAGGATTATCTGCGTAAGTCAATCATGGCAGGATTAGTCGCTAGTCAGTATCAAGACCGTATAAATGCTCTTTATGAGCAATGGAGTGATGCTGCGAGAAGTGATAGTAAAATTACTAAAAACGAAGCAGACCTTCTCAAAGAACAGTATCAGCAGATTGTAGAAGATATGATGCGTGATCGAGAAGAAATGTTTAAAACATTTGGGTGGGATACTTCTGCTACTTCTCAGGAATCGTCAAAGAAGGGCTTTGCAACTGCTTCTCAGGATTCAATAGATGAACTTAACGGACGTTTCACTGCTTTACAGATATCTGGAGAAGAAATCAAAAATCAAATGATATCTGTTGTAGTTGGCATTAATTCCCTTATTGGAATCTCATCATCTGGTAATGAAATCCTAAATAACATTTTAAATCAACACGTTATTTCCAACAACTACTTAGATGATATTGCAAAATATACTAAGTTGTTGAATGATATAAAAACAGATATTTCGGAGGTTAGGGCCAATACCAAAGGTTTATCAACACGTTAATATTGAATCTTATAAAAATATAGAAATATGCCCAAAGGTGAACTTTTTATAAACAACAAAGATGCCTATGATAGCTGGGGAATCAGCATGGATACGTCTTCTCTATCAGCATTGATGACTCCCTCACCTAATAAGGAGTTCATAGAGAATAAGTCAAGATTAGAACATGGGAAACGTATAATAACTTCCAATCCTAAAATAGATGAACGGAATCTTATTTTGACTATTCATCTCACGGCTAAAGATGAAGAAGAATTTTTCGAGAAGTACAATAATTTCTGTAAAGAACTCGCTACCGGTATATTGAATATTAGAACAAAGTACCAACCTGATATTATGTATCGTACAGAATATCTTTCATGTAATCAGTTCACTCAGTTTATGAGAGGTATAGCTAAATTTTCACTTAAATTGGTTGAATATAATCCCTCACCGGAAAATCGTACTATTTAACAATAAAAGTGGCGCTTTTTATGCCACTTTTATTATCTTTGCAACAAACATCGTATGAAGGTATACGAAACTTATGATAGACATCAAAGACATATCCGGCAACATTCGTTTTTCGACTCCTATCAATGAGGGTTCGAAAAGACACTTCCTTTTGATGCAGGAAGATTATGTAACTCTAAAGTTTTCGCTTGCTAGTCCTATGTATTTCAAGGTAGGGGACTACATAGACAATGAATTGGGAATATTTGAAGTAGTAGACCTGTATAAACCTACCTATAATACTACTACCGGAGGCTATGACTACGAACTCCGCCTTGACGCTTATTACTGGAAATGGAAGAATAAGAAATTCTTCTATACTCCACAGAGTGGCGGTAAAGAGGCTAGTTGGAATTTGACTGATACCTTAAATGTCCACATGGATGTATTTCTAAAGAATCTGGAGGTCTTAGGATATAAGTATAAAGATAAAGCATTTACTTATGAGATTGATGCTTCTGTTGATGAATCATCCAAACTGATTTCATATAATAACATGAATATGTTAGACTCCCTATCTCAGATGGCGGAGACTTTTGAATGTGAATGGTGGGTAGAGAAAGGGGTGATCCATTTTGGTCGTTGTGAACATGGTGATCCTGTTGACTTTGAGATTGGAGTTAATGTCGGTTCTATGAATCGAAGCGATAGCCAGACTTCCTACGCTACTAGAGTATATGCTTTTGGTTCTACACGAAACATTCCTTCTACTTACCGGAAGAATTTGATATTTGATGTTAAAAATGTTACAGGAAGAGATATTTCCGATACTTCAAGGCCTCTAAATATAAAATTTTTCCCTTCATCTTCCCATACAGGGATATCTCCTATCAACATGAATGTTTTCAAAGAGGGAGAAATGGAAAGGGATCAGAGTGCCTATAAAGTTACAACAGATGTTTTTGCTTCTTCTATGCCGGCAAGCAAATATCGTATATCATTCAATTCATTGACGCTATACTTTAGCACTCGATTCACATCGAATATTGAAAACTTTAAGGCAAAATTATCATTGGTTTACCATGTCGGGGGCGTAGAGAAAGTGCTGGATATTCAAGAGAAAGCTTTCAATGATTCAGTCTCAAGTCTTACTATTGGTTTTAGCGACACCGATTTCTCTCTTTCTGAAAAGGCCGATAATTGCAAGCTCTTGTTTACATTCAGCTTTACTCTGAATCATCAAGGAAAAACGGTGATATACACTATCGGAAGGGCAGGAGAAAAGAATGTCAAAATAGAGTGCCTATCTGCATCGGCAGACGTCTCTGTAACCTTTCTCTCCGGTACCAATTCGGGAAAAACTTTTTCCGCTACTTATAATCCTGATCTGTTAACGGGTGATGACTCCAATGTTATACGTTTGCCGGAAGGGGTCACAGCTTCCATTGGTAATCGGTATACTATCAACAATATAATAAAAAGTCAGGTCCCTATAAGTTATTTTTCTGACGATAAGGATCTGTTGACCGTTGAAGGGATTGTAACCAAACGCTTGATGATGCCGGAGGGAGTTCCATACATTGACGCATACCCCGACATGTATACAGAGGAAGCAATTGAACAGATTGTTGTTTTTGACGATATTTATCCAAGTCGTGTAGGTGGAGTAGGGGATGTATATACGCATTCATATACTGATATAACAGAGAAACCAGATGGTAGTAAGGATGAAGAAAAATGGACCGCGTGGCGATTTAAAGATGCTGACCTAGGGTTTCATTTCTCAAAAAGTTATCAATTACCCGGAGAGGAATTGCGTGTTATATTTCAATCCGGTCCTTTAGCCGGTATGGATTTTGAAGTCATATTTAACCCCTATGACCCCTCATCTGACATATATCAGTCTGAACTTCTTGAAGACGGGATGTGGAATCCCAAAGCGCAGGTATATGAAGTAAAGCGCAACGATGATTATGGGCGTATGCTTCCGGATGAAATATTGCATCCTACCAGTGGCGATACATATATCCTTTACGGATATGATCCTCAGTTTATATCCGATAAACTTATTCCTGACGCAGAGAAAGAAGTTGAAAAAAGAGCAAGGGAGTATATCAATGAATTAAAGCAGGACCCTTCTACTTACGACACTACGATGATGCCGGACTATGTCTATGGTATTGACCCTGATACTGGCATGTATGACCCCGCATTTTCGAAGCGGTTTTCCGTCGGACAAAAAGTGAATCTGATCAATAAGGCATATTTTGAGGACGGAAGAATATCACGGATAATTGGTTATGAATACCCCTTGGATATTCCGTATGATTCCTTGATATATACTGTCGGTGAGACTGCTCCTTACTCTAAATTGGGGGATCTGGAAAGTAAAATTGATTCTATTACTTATCGTAAAGAAAAGATTAAGCAACAAGTAATCAGTAGTGGAGGGACATCTACCGATACAGGTGAAATAACTGCCAAGTTCACAAAAAATGTAGAAGTTACCGTCGATAAGGCCGGATATTTTAAAGCCGGTGATGTCATTCTAGAAGGAACTACGGTGGTAGATGCATTTATTCGAATGTTATCTCAAAAATCAGTAGGAGAATTGAAAAGCAAAATATCAACTCCCAATGATGTTGAGTTCGGTACAGACAAAGGTTACATCACGTATACTGCATCAAGGAACGGTCAGGGACCTATGGAGTCTGCGTATTACGACGGCAACCCTAATAATAAACTGAACTTCTCAGAAGAAGTTGGAGGTATCCAAACTGCTGTCAGACAGTTGGAGGGTATATATACTCGTAGTGAAACCTATGAAGCAATGATTGTATATGCTGCTAGTGAGGATGGGTCATTGCCAAGACAAGAACTTAGAGATACAATCAGTGTAAATGTCCGCCGTAAATGGTTTGCCGGCATATGCTCTTCTGTTCCCACCACTTCTGCTGAAGTACGTGCATTAGGAACAAGTGGACTTTATAAGGGTCCGGGCACATATAAGTTCTCTGTAGATAAATGGAAAACGATTGCTGTGTGTATTCCAGCAGATGTGATCAAGGAATTGACATTGACAGCTTACCCGGGTAACTTCATAGAAGATACGGGTATTACTACCGGTCCGGTGGATATTTCCGTAGAAGGAGTCAATGGAAGTGCCTCTATTAGTTATAAGATGTGGGTTATTCAGACACCCGGATTGAATGACCCTGATACTTTCACTTTTAAAACTGCATAAGTATGGTGAAGATAAACGGAAGTAGTTTTGCATTACAATATAAAAGAACAACGGGAAGACCTATTGATTCCACTGAAACCTTCAAGACATTGGAGGATGCGACATCGTATGCCCGCAATACGGACGCGGAAGAGTATTTCCCGTATGCCGGTCAGATTATTTCTGTCGAAATAGGCGAAGGCGTGTATAAACTGGTGAAGGATGATTCTATATCTGAAGAAGACGGTAGAAAGCATTATCGATTATCTCCAATTATTACGGAAGAAGAATCCGGGAACAAATATCTTAGCAAGATAGAGGATGATGAAGCTAGAGGGTTGATAACTTTCCTTGCCGGTATTAATGTTAAGATCAAGGCTGTTATTCAGAAATTGATAGCTGAAGACGCAACTTTCTCAAAGGAAATATCATCAAAAGACTACGTGCAGAACCTCCTAGGCTGGCTGATTACTCCCGAAGGCCATATTGACGCAAAGTCTTTGCGGCTGCGTGATTTCTTGGAAGTACCGGAGTTGCGGTATAACCGTGTGTCTATTGTCTCCGGTGAAGAATGGAATGCTCCTGGCGGTGGTATCATTGAATCAGTAGATGTAGCGAACAAGACCGTTCATTTAAAGTTGGAACCCGGGGAGGTATCACAAGTAGAGGTTGATGATATTTGTAAGGGAGTATTCAATAACGATACCGGTTTCCAGACTGCGTATTTTCGGATTACAGAAAAGATAGACAACGCTTCTTTTAAATACGTCCTCCGTAGTGGATATACTTTTAATCCTTGTAAGGCGATGCATTTTGTCGCATACGGTAATTTCACTAACGCTGAGCGCCAAAAGTCATGTTACTCTACACAGAATTACATCCGCTTCCTTAAGGGTGTTAATAACTGGGAAATAACGAAGGACATGATAGCCATGCAGTTAGGCGACTTATCTAACCTGAAGCTGTTTGGCATTGATATGTCCGGTCATAGCGCATATCTCAATAGAGTCTATATGACCGGAACTATCAGGCAGATATCCAGTGACGGTGTGACTGAGGTTCCCGTTCCGGCATTCAAGGGTGAATGGAAATCCGGCACATACTGGTACTACGATGAAGTGACTCATAACGGCAGTACATGGATATGTATTGAGTCTACTACTACGCAGGAACCGTCAGATTCTTCTACGGACTGGTTGAAGTATACTTCCAAAGGAGAACAGGGAGCACAAGGGCCAGCCGGTCCTGAAGGCCCTCAAGGGCCGCAGGGAGAGCGTGGGCCACAGGGATTACAAGGCCTGCAAGGGCCAGCCGGACAGAATGGAATACCCGGCAAAGATGGAGAAAATGGATTAACATCATATTTTCATATTAAATATTCTCCCGTCCAGAACCCTACAGCTTCTCAAATGACAGAAACTCCAGATGTGTTCATCGGTACTTATGTAGACTTTACTAAGGAGGATAGTAATGATCCCTCCAAGTATACATGGGCCAGATTTGAAGGATTACAGGGTGCAACAGGTGAACAAGGGATTCCCGGTGTTAATGGCGAAGATGGAAAGACTTCATACTTGCATATTAAGTATTCAAATGACGGCCAAACGTTTACAGACAATAATGGGGAAACTTCAGGGGAATGGATTGGGCAGTATACCGACTTTGAGAAAAATGACAGTAATGTATTCTCTGATTACAAATGGTCTAAGATAAAGGGTGAGCAAGGGGAACAAGGTCCTCAAGGAGCTACCGGACCACAGGGAGAACGGGGGCCTACGGGTTCACAGGGTATTCCGGGTACTTCTTCATATTTTCATGTCAAGTACTCGGCAAACTCTAACGGTAATCCGATGACAGATACTCCCAATACTTATATCGGTACGGCTGTTACTACAAGCCCTACGGCCCCAACTTCATATGAATCATATACATGGTCCAGATTTAAGGGTGCACAAGGAGAAAGAGGCGAGCAGGGTATACCCGGTATAGATGGAGAGAACGGGCAAACCAGCTATCTCCATATTAAATATTCTGACGATGGTAGTAGCTTCACAGCTAACAACGGTGAGACTCCCGGAGCATGGATCGGTCAATATGTGGATTTTACAGAGGCAGACAGCACTGTATTTTCAAAATATAAGTGGAGTAAAATTAAAGGTGATAAAGGAGAAAAGGGAGATACAGGCCTACCCGGTGCAATGCTCCGCCCGCGTGGAGTATGGGCACCAAATACTGAATATTATCATAATGATGCATTTATAGATACTGTAATCTATAACGGCCAGAACAAACTCTGTAAGATTACTCATACATCTACTTCTTCTTTCGATTCAACGAAGTGGGAAGAATTCAGTGAATTTGTGAACGTAGCTACCAACGTCCTTTTGGCTCAGAACGCAACTATTGATGTCCTCGGTACTTCGGGGATATTTGTGGGTAATCTGGAGAAGACAGAGGGTTGGTTAATGACTGAAGGCTCTATCAAGCATAATCAGACAGGTGTTGAGTTAACTGCTGACGGAAAAATATCTCTTCCTGAAAGTGGGGGAATGACCGTAGGCGGAAAGACTTTCATAGAAGCTGGGAAGATAAAGACGGAGTTTATTAACGTTGATACTCTTGAAGTGACAAAATTAAAAGGGGCAACGGGCACTTTCAAAGAATTACAAGCTATTGATAATGCAGGCAAGATACAAGGCAAGATTTCTTTTAATACAGAAGGATCTGGAGGTAATGTTTCCTCTTCGTTTAATATTGATTTTTCAAAAACTTGGATTTCTGGGGATCTATATCAACAAGGGTATAATTCTGTGGAAGGTCGATCTTGGCGGTTTTACGCATCTGATATTTGGTGTAGAGGAGAATTCGGGCATCGGAAAATGACTACCATGTTTTTCCAATCCAATGATAATAGCGCTGACTTTTGGGCACACATTTATGCCTATGGTACTGATACAACTTATCACAAGTATGCTAAGTCAGGACAACCTATTGATTGCATTATATTAGACGGAAGTGGAGATTTTGGTCTGCGTATTTGCGATTCTGCTGCATACAAGGCAGTAATAGTTTGTAATGATTCAGATTACCAAAAAAGAATTGTAGTCAACCAAAAGAACAGTACTGTTTATGTGCTATCAGGTCGTACTATGCATCTGTTCATTACGAGTAAAGTTGATACAACAATAATAAATCCGTATAGTGTTAATAACTTATTTTATTAGAAGATATGAAAATAGATTTTAGAAAAATTGAAGTAAAGGATATCGAGGGAAAGGAGAATTCACTTGATATTTCAAAAATGTTAGGTAATGCGATTTACCAAAAGACTTCTGATTTAGGAGAATTGGAGCTTGCGCAAAACATTTATAAGAACGGTGAAGTGGAAGTGTCTCCTGAACAGGCAGAGCAGATCAAAGGGTATGTGAAAACAAATTTTGTAGCATTTGTTCAGGTAGCTGTCAACGAAGCTCTTTCAGTATGCGAGTAAAAGGATCAATAATAAAGGTGATGCTCTCCATTGAGTTCCCTTCTGGGTTAACAATGGACGATGTAGACTTCTCTTGTAAGTTCTATGTATATTCAAACCGGTCCCAATTTATAGAGAAGAATGACATGAAACGTGTTGATGAGAAGAATTACGAGGCTTATATTGATACCGGAATTATAGGGAGTGGAGATATAAATATTGAAACTACCGCATACATTCCTGATTCGGATTGTGAGGGGGGGATTCGTAAGGAAATAGACCGAATAAGTACAGGCATTAAAACGGTTTGACAATATGAGTTGCATACAAGTAAACATAATAGTTAACCCGAAGATTGAGGTCAAGGCAGGTGATACAGGAGGTATAAATGTCTCTGCTTGTTTTGCTCCTTCAATCCGAGTTACGGCAGGTGTTGTTTGCGATGTAGGAAAGGATGCTTATTTGAGTGTGTCTCCGGATTATATATGGTTAATGCCTTCGAATAATTTTGAGGATAACGTTGATGTGCTATCAAATGTGGTATGGACTACGTCAACAGAAGAATAAAAATATATTGTTTAATTATTTAATGAATTGAATTATGGCAAAACCTAGTTGGTTAAAACTAAATCCGTCTACTGGTTCGGGTAACGGAACAATTGCGAATAGCGCAGACGCTCATACTGGGCGTACAGCTCGCACGGGAACAGTAACAGTTACCGGTGTTGGTGTATCTACCCCTTCTACCTATAAGGTAACTCAATCTCCGAAGTCTGAGTTTGCTTATTTTGACAATGGATCTGAAATGTCTGCCCCTAAAACTGCGGGTACTGTTACTGTAGAGGGTAAAACAAACTCTTCGAAGCTAACATTTGCATGGGCGGGAAGTGTGGTTGATGTTACTTTGCCTGCAAAGTATAGTGCAAATGGAACTCAGACCAACAATGCGGCTGCTATTACTGGTGATCCAGGAGCTACTGCGGAATTTCCCTTTTCTATTGAATTGGAATTCCCTAAAAACGATACTATTGAAGAAGTCGTTAGAACCTTAAAGGTAACAGCTAATGGTGGACAAGCAGCTCAGATTGCTATCAAACAAGCTGCTGGCGATGCTACATTGTCTGTTTCTCCGACAGAAATTACTATTCCTCAGAATGGTTCTGCGGTATCCGTGAATGTTACGTCTAACACTTCTTGGACTGCTGCATAATGGATATACTTGTACCTTGGAAGAAAGGAGAAGGAAACATTGTCATTACGCCCGGCTCTAATGGGGCCGCAAGCGTAATGAGTGACATTGCCAATGAAGGATTGGACAGGCAACAAATTGTCGTGTTCTCAACTACTAAGGGTAATAATCCAGCTTCTGTTTCTACTACGGTGTTTCAAGAAGGTAGAAGACAGGCATTTGCTGTGACCGAAGGACGGTTTCTACTGTCTGACGGTAGTACTTTTAACGTTATAAAGAGTAAGTTCTATGAATGATTATAACAGTCAATATTCGGGAGCTAGGATTGAAGAGCTATTGGCAATGATCCCCAACTTGGCTAAAGCAGACCTTTCCAATGCCATGACGGTAAACCTCAATCGAAACGGCTATGTAAAATATTCTAATGGACTATTAATGCAATGGGGATACAGCAGCTCATCAGGACGGAATAAAACAATATATCTGCCGATATCCTTTTATGATACTAATTATTCCGTATTGGTTACAATGAAGAGAACTGTAGATGATACGACAAATTATACAGGAGATGTCTGGACCCAAAACAAATCTTCATTTTTAATGTTCGGCTTGTACCATTCGACAGATACGAATAACGGTGCATTTTGGGGTGGCTTTAATTGGTTTGCTATTGGACGTTGGAAATAAATAAAATAATCATTATGAAGTATTGGAAACAAGGATTCTACGACGAACCAATAGAAGGTTCAATAGAAATAACGGAGGAATATTGGCAGGAATTACTTGACGTTCAATCTACCGGAAAAGAAATCAAGGAGAATGAGAGCGGATACCCGGTATTGGTTGAATATCAACTTTCTCTAGATGAATTGAAAGATATGAAGATAGCAGAGATCAAAACCTACGATCAGTCAGATGCCGTAAACTCTTTTATGTTAGACGGAAAGCAAATCTGGCTAGATAAGGATACCCGCGTAGGATTAGTTAACTCAATTAATGTTGAGAATCAAGCGGGAAGGCTTAATACAGTTTTGTGGTTTGATGCTGTAAAATATACAATACCCATATCTAGTGCTTTCTTAATGTTGAACTCATTGGAGTTGTACGCTCTTGACTGCTACAATACTACACAGGCTCATATTGCAACCGTAAAAAAAATGCTTAGCAAAGAAGAGGTTAATTCCTATAATTATAAAACCGGTTATCCGGAGAAACTCAATTTTGTATTATAAACTATAAACAGATAAACCTATGATTCTACTAGTATTAATGTCATTCATCCTCATCGCCGGGTATGTCTTTGCGATGATAAAGAAAGGTAAAGAAATCCCTTATTCAATCAGTGATACCTACTACTCCCTGACGCATAAGTTCTGGTTTACTCTTTGCATGGTCGGCTCCGGTGCATTGCTTCTTCCCGCTGCATTTGAAGCAAGTACGGAAAACAGCCAGTTTCTTGTATTCATTTCTGTTGTCGGAATGGGAGTGCTAGGTGTGTCTCCCAACTTTAAAGGAAGCCAGAAGGTATCACATTGTATCGGTGCCGCCATGTCTTTAATCTTCTCCCAAATATGGGTAGGTTGCAATGCCTGGTATTGGCTTTTTCTATGGGCGGGATTTATTGCATATTTGGCTATTGCGATAAGTGAGAACTGGACGGGTAACTTCATTGCGACTCTTGTCAAAAGGAAACCTATGTTCTGGATAGAGGTAATTTCGTTGTTAACCGTTTATCTGACTTGTCTAATATGAAAGAAGCGATAATCCATACCACTACTGGCAGTTTCGCCGCAATAGCCGGAGCGTTTGTTGCCGAATCATTGCAAAATATGATTCCATGGCTGATTGTTACGTGTGCGGTAATTCTCTGTGATCTCCTGTTCGGAGTAAGGAAAAGCATGCTAATGGGGGATAAAGTAAGATTCTCTCGCGCAATTCGTGCGACCATGGGGAAAATGGTCACTTACTTTGCTTTCGTCTGCATGGTCTGTATGATTAGCGTAGCGAGTCATAATGAATATTCTATTGATGTGTACTCCTGCTTATTAGTATGCTTCATAGAGGGATGCTCAATCGTTGGGAATATACTGAAGCCAAAGGGGATTAACATCAATCTTATCGGGGCTTTGGGTGTGTTTGGTAAGAAGGTGTTTAAGGTTGATAAAGAGGATGTGAAGGAAATTATAGAAAAAGAGAATAAAGTATGAATTTATACACTATTATTTGCGTCTTTCCCTTTTTGCTTTTTATCATACTCTATGCATTTGCGGTAAACAAGCCCCAAAATAGCAAAAGGAGTATAAAGAATCGCAGAAGCTTGAAGAAAGGTTGTTAAAGCATATTTGTGTCCAAGGATATAATCAGAAGGAGACATGAGTAATTTAAACGATGTCATTAATACAGGAAGAATAAGTATGAAAACTTCTAGTTTGTATCTTCTTTTTGATATAGAAGAACATAAACATAACCATATAAAAGAAAAGTAAATGGATAATATAGACGAAGTTGCCGTAAATATGATTTGTAGATATATATCAAGAGTTTTAAACTCTGGTATGTATAAATACAAAATAGAAAAGCATAGTGGCAGTTGTATGCAGAATCCAGTAAATACATTCTTTTGTTCAGCGTTATAGCTTTTTATTAGTTCTGAAATATCCATAAGTGTATCATTTTTTTGCAAAAGTAATAAATTATAAAATAGAAAATGAATATGATAAATAGATTCGAGACATTAATCAGTAAATCTCTATCCAAGATCGGATTAGACGGCATGGCTCACATTATAGTGTGCCAGAACTTGATAATATGGCTATCAAAGTTTTTTGGAATTGTGCCACTATGGGAAGCAATCATTATAACCGTCGTGATCTTCATCTTGAAGGAGATATACGACAAGTATTGTAAGAAAACAGAGTTCTCAATTAAAGACATCATCTGTGATTGCGTGGGTCTGGCGTTGGGAGTATTAACATTGATTTTATAGGAGGAAAGAAATATGGCAGATGTAAAAGAATTGGCACCGTTCATCTTAAAATGGGAAGGTGGTTTCGTAAATGATCCTGATGATTTAGGAGGAGCTACCAATATGGGAGTAACAATCTCCACCTATGAGGCTTATTGCAAGAAAAAAGGCTATCCAAAACCAACAATAGAAAGGTTGAAGAATCTCTCTAAGGAGGAATGGACAGAGATCATGAAAAAAATGTATTGGGACCGTTGGATGGCTGACGAGATAAAATCTCAATCAGTTGCTAATATTCTCGTTGATTGGGTGTGGGCCTCTGGTATTCATGGTATCAAGATCCCGCAGGAATTGGTCGGTGTAATTCCTGACGGTATTGTCGGACCAAAAACTGTTTCGGCAGTTAATTCTAAGAATCCACGCGAGTTATTTGATCGGATCAAGATTGCTCGTTTTGATTTTATAGAGGACATCTGCCGGAAACGTCCTGCAAACAACAAGTTCAAACGAGGGTGGTTGAATAGAATTAACGATATCAAATTTGAATCATAATTATAGGAGGAACAATCATGGCATTAACAGATATAACCTTTGCTAAAGGCGAACGTAATTATATAAGTGATACTGTACAAGTAAATTCGGCAGAAATAGGATTGCAGATCACATTTGAAAAAGGAGGTAAGCTTTGGGTGTATATAAGCTATGACGGAGAAAATTTCTCTGTTGTAGAGAGCAGAAATTACGATAAGAAGTTCGCCCGTCCGATTGTCGGAATAATCCCCGGACAATACATCAAGATTGAATGTGAGACGCAGCTGGTCAAGGCTCAATATTTTGAATCAGAAGAGTAATGGGAGCGATAGGATTAAATCCGATTAGGCTTGATGCGATAGGGCTTGATCCTATCCGCTTCAATGCGATTAAGTTGGGAGTTCCGGGAGCTTCTTCCGCTACCGACCGTCCCTACATCTCTCCCGATGTATTGTCTTCCTTGGCAGGTGTATGGATAGCTGACGGCAAGAGCAACACTGATCCCGACCGCAATATCATCAAGAACAAGCTTCCTGGCAGGGGAGGGGATTTTGAGCTTCTCAACTTCGCGTATAAGCTTAATAGCGGGTATGGGAAGTATGAAGAAGACTTTACAGCTTGGGGTAGAGACGCTAGTGAACTCTTAGATGTCCGCCCCGATAAAGTCATAATAAGCGATGTTGGAGGAATCAATTCTTATCGTATGATTATATGGAAAGGAAACACTCATACTAAAGCATTTAAGGCTAAAGTAACAGGTATTCCTCATAATGGAATATTGATATATTCGTATGCACAGAATGAAGGGGATGCTCTTACTAATATTAGTATTGATAATGACGGTGTTTACGAATTTCCATATAGCTATGGATTTACCAATGGTCATGGATTTTTGATTGATTTTGGTACAGAACTTGAAGATTGGATAGGTTGTACTATTGAATTTATCCCTTCTTTGCAAGGTTCACTATGTACTGACGGAGTCAACGACATGATTGTCAGTCAGAATCCTGTATCCGAGATGCTGGGCGGAAGCAATGAGTTAACGGTGGTGTCCATGATGTGTCAAATTAGTGATACATCCGATTCTGTTAATAGAAATAACTGGTTATTTACCCCTACTTCTTATTTGGAATCTAAGATAGAAAAAGGGAAAACCGGGAAAACTGGAATATACGGCTATACTTCAACCGATATAAGAAACGGTCAGATATCTAATGTAAACACCATACTGGGAGATAAAAATGATTATATAGCTAACAGTTTGTTAGATTCTACGGGATTAGATTATTTTTCTGTTGAAGGATTTAATAATCAAGGGATATGGTACACTTCCTCTGTTGCCTGGTACTGGACTTTCATCGCCAAACGAGCATTAACCACTGACGAGATTAATCAAGTAATAGCCTACTACAACTTGGACAAGTATGTTAAGCCTGATATTTACTACGATGTGAAGAAGCAAGGTCTTACTAACGATAATCATGAACAGTTTGGTGATAAGCTGATTGATTATAGTGGTAATAGCCGAGACTTGCAGTTGTTCAATATTGGTTGGAATCCGGGAAGTGGGATTGGTAAATATGTTACTAATTTTGGTATTTGGTCAAAAGATGCAGAATCTAAAATAAGCTATAATAGTTATAGTTTTACCGTTAATGGTAGTTTAAAAAGAACTTGGTTAATGTGGTATGTAACTGAATTGCCTAGTTTTAAGATAAAAGTATCTGGTATTAATTCTAATGGTTATGTAGACTATGGGTATTACGACAATGGTTCATTAAAAAACTTTCGATTAGATAAGGACGGAATACATACATTACCGCCTTCAGGAGCGAGTAGTAATGGTCACGGGTTTAAAGTTAATGACACTAGCTTAGATTGGACAGGGTTAGTTATTGAGCAAATCCCCGACTTCGCAGGTGCTCTTTGCTTTGACGGAGTAGATGACTATGGTCAGTTTGTAGGTGACTTGGAATTGAAGGATTACACTGTGGTTATTGATAGAGCATATCCAATAGTAAGTACTCCTCAGTTTACTGCTACAAGTGATGCTGCTGGTGAAAATGCTAATACTCCCTTCTTAATAGAACATAGAAGCGTTAACGCAAATGAATCTACCTATTCCTATCTAGCTAATACTGCTATATCTATCAATAAGGAAAGAGAGATTTGTTATCAGTCAACATATCAGTATAAAGATACAGTTATTAATAGAGGTAGTTCTACTAGTTTAGGCACAGGATTGACAATCGCTAGGTATGGTATCAATAACGGTTATTCCGCTTTAGTGCTGTATTCCTTTATGCTTTTTCATTACTCTATGAGTAAATTCTTAATCGAGCGCCAGCTAAAGAAGCGAAAACTAGGCACTCTGTATCCGGGCATGGTGGAGTTTAGACCAATAATTAGTGGTAGAACTGACTTGATAAAAGAAATAAAGTGGTATAGTGATAGTTGGAGCAAAAGAATTTATGTTGGCGATTATATTCCCAGAGGTGTTGATGTAACAGCTAATATATTGCTTAATGATAATACATCCGAATTAGTTAAAGCTACTTATGGTAATAATTACACCGAAGTCAGAAAACAAGCTAATTGGTCAGAAACAAATAATGAATGGGATTTGATAATCCATAATATCGGCAAATCTCCTCAGAAGATAGGTATCACCATATACCAACCGCCTCAATACTTAGCAAAACTCAGTAATGATACTTTAATTTCAAATGAAACATTAATTAAAAACGAATAAGTTATGGAAAAGATATTTGATATAGCAAAGGACTCCGAACAAAAGTGGGGAGTAATTGCACAAAGGATAGATGGGAACTTCGAAAAGGAAGATCTCAGAGTAAGTACATTGGAAGATGCGATCTTATTAAGTAATAAGGTGGATGTTACCTTTATCAATTATGGAGATAATATATATTGGGCAGACATTGCAACCTTGACGAAAAACAAGAAGTATTTCCTCCAACTCCCAGCAAATACTACTTATTGCGGTTTAGCGACTGCAAGTGGTGTCGATAATGTTAAGCAAATCTTGTCTGTTGAAGATTCCGTATGTCGTTTTATTTGCGAGTATGATGATATAATTAAAATTAGGATAATCACATCCTCCACGGACAAATCAGGTTGCTATATCGCTACATACGCAGATAGTCTTGAGTCATCAGAGCTTATATCTACCATCAATGATGAGATAACCGCCATCAATGATGAGATAACTCAAAAACTTGGAGATAGAGACATTTTGTCTAAAACGGAGCGATTTGACGAGGATACTATATTGGGAGACTCAACTGGTGACACTTGGTATCCGTTCAGAATCAATGCAAACAATATTGTTGTCTCGTCAGATGGCCTCAATATTACCTGTAACGGAAGTGATATGTATCAAGGCGTAAGACGAGGAGTAAAAGGTTTTATTATTGGTCATACATATAGGCTGACCGTGACATATCGCACAACAAATGAGTTAAAATGTTTTATTGGCCCCGATTTGATCCTGATGTCAATGGATAACACCGACAACGAGTGGTATACCATATCAAGAGATTATACCTTTACAAGTATGAATGACAGAGTGCAATTTTCCTTATATAGTAAAGTCTCAATTACCTATTATCTCAAAGACTTATCTATAATAGACCTAACGCAAAAAACATTGGAATCACGGATTGATGAATTGGAATCTTCTGTTGAGCATCCGCTTGCCGGAAAGAATGTATCTGTCATAGGAGACTCCATTTCATCAAGTCTCAACTCTGCAAATCCATATTGTAAGATTCTTAGCACCGATGTCGGCACAATTATGACTATACCTATCACGTGGCTTGATGTCTATACTGATTACAACGGAGATGTACTAACTAACAAAACAGTAGGAGGTATTACGCTTACTGCGGACATGATAGGTAAAAGACAGAAATTTACCATTGCTTCCGAAGATGTGGGTAAAGTTATAGGATTACCTATAATATACAATTCAAGTTCTATTAAAACGTGGATCGAAGTCCTTTGTAACAAAGCGGGAGCGACTTTGATAGGTAATGGTTCTTATAGTGGAGCGTCCCTTTGTGATGGTCAGGCTGATACTCATTATGCGGGAGTAGAAGGTTTTTCCGAATGGACAATGGGTACTCTCAAACAAAGAGACGATGACGGCAACGATATACTACCTGATGTTGTATTTATTTATAGAGGTACAAACGATATGACGCATAGTATGACTAAAGGCGGTTTTGCGAGAATAGATTCATACGATATTGCGATGAATGGCTATCCTACAACTGACGAAGATGATGAGTCTTATAGTTTCCGCAAGGCATATATTATGACAATCAAGAAGATCCGTGACACATACCCTAACGCAAAGATATATTGTTGCACCCTCAATATATTCAAGAGAATAACCTATGACCGCTTCCCGACAAGAAATGGCTATTATTCGCTGCCTCAGATTAACCAATGCATTAGAGAGATAGCAGATGAGATGGGGTGCGGCTTGGTAGAATTAGATAAAGACGGAATCACATTTGAGAATTGTTATCCTACATATATCAGCGATAGTGAAACTACCCCTACACACCCTAATCAGACGGGACACAATGTGATGGCCGAAAGAGCATATCGTGATACTATGGGATTCAACGGCCTTTAGAAATCACTAAAAACAGAAGTAACTTAATACTAACTGGGTTACAATTAGATACTTAGTATTCAAAAAAGTAAGAATTATGAAATACACAGTATTCCCAACAATTGACTTGCAAGAGGTCCCTCAGGAGGAGATAGACAAGCGTAACCTTGTCCCTCGCAAGAGCGTAAATGAGAGTGAAACTTTGATGAAATGCCAGCACTATGCTGAGTTATTTCCTCATAAGATGATTAAGACTATTGCTGATGACGGAACGGAAGAGCTGTCTTTCCCTTATCCTACCTATGAGGGCGAGGATTTAAATGTATTGTTGTCTAGTCCGGCTTGGACGAGCAAGGAGATCCTATGAAGTCCCTCCCTTGGATATTAGTCTGCCTGCTTGTAGGTGTTCTCGTGTGGATGCGTTGTAATCCGCACGAGCCGTCACCGGTTTATATTAAAGGAGATACCGTATATATCCGGGACACAGTAAGAGACACAATCCTTAAGCCGGTAAAAGAAACTCTGAAACGTACCGATACGGTATATCTACCTATTCTGATAGATACAACGACTGACAGAACCGTAGAAGGTGATTCTATTCCGGTACTTGTACCGATAACAAGCAAGGAGTATAAGACCGATGATTACCGGGCGGTAGTCAGTGGATATAATCCGACCCTTGACTTCATGGAAGTGTATAGAGACAATAAGATCATCACTCTTACTCCTGTACAGAAAAGAAAACGCTGGGGATTGGGCTTGCAGGCAGGATATAGTTATCCGGGAGGTTGGTACTTCGGTGCCGGAGTTAGTTATAACTTGTTTATGTGGTAAATTACCGGAACTACTATCTTCATAAAGAAAGGAGGCTAAAATGAAACATTAATTAATACTAAGCACTAAGTTTATCCGGTAAGTAGAAGGCCGGTTATCATAACAAATGTAGCTCTTTTGGGGGGGCAGAGTAAAAAGAACCCCCGACACATTAAAGTTGACGCCAATCAAACTTTTAAACATACAAAAGCATGCATAGATAGTGCCAGGGGTATAATGTCCTTAACATTTCTATACATGCTTTTGTTCTTTCAATAACCGTAAGTTTGATTGGCAAAGGCAAAAGTACAACAAAAAAATTAATTACCATGTGTAAGTCAGAGATTTTTGCCGAAATATTGAACCTTGTAGGAAAAGAAACTGAAGTTTCCACAGAATTAATCCTTTCATCAAGTAAAGTGACTGAGGTTGTCGATGCCCGCTCCATTGTAGTGTTCTTCCTTACTGAATTCGGTCTGTACCCTGAACAGATCGCCACTTTGCTTCACAAAACATCAGCCAGTGTACGTTACCTGATATCTACTTTTGAGAGTCGAAAAACAACAAATAAAATGATTGCAATATATCTGCAAAATATTCGCAAATCGCTTGAAAATGAGCTCTGATTTACGCAGTTTCTATTATATACTTTTGTGATGCGGTTGATATTGACCGTGTTATAATTGTATATTATTATGAGTGAAACAAAGACTTACGTTTTCCCGGAATCAGGCGGGAACGGTGGCGGTAGTGGAATGCTGGCAATGCTTGCTCCACTATTGCAGCAGAAAGGTATTGACCCCAATTTGTTAGTTGCTATGCAAGGTAAAAACAACAATGGATTTGGCGGTGATGGTTCATGGTTCATGTGGATAATCTTCCTCTTTTTCTTGTTCCCACTTTTCGGACGCAACGGTTGGGGAAACAACGGAGATGGCGGTAACGGTGGCGGATTTGCTGGAGCCGGTATCCCTAACTTAATTAACAATGATGCAGGAAGGGAGCTACTTATGAGCGCAATTCAAGGAAACGGACAAGCAATTAACAATCTGGCTACTAATTTGAGTTGTTCAATCGGTCAGGTTCAGAATGCCATCAATGGTGTAATGTCTCAAGTTCAACAAGTTGGTAACCAGGTTGGACAAAATTCAATGCAGATAATCAATGCTATCCAACAGGGTAATTGTCAGATCGCTCAACAGATTGCTTCATGCTGCTGCGAAAACCGATTGGCAATCTGTCAACAGACCAACACATTGCAGAATGCCATTAACGGTGTTGCTACAGGGCAAGAAAGAGGCTTCGCTACTGTTGCATACGAAACCCAGAGACAGACTTGTGATTTGCAAAACTCTATCAAGGACAGCACACAGCAAATTCTTGCCGGACAACGTGCGGCTGAAATGCGTGAAATGCAGAACAAAATTGACCACTTGCGTGAAGAAAACAGCACATTCAAGAGTTCCGCAATGACTTCGCAGATTGTGGCACAGGCTACTGCTCCTCTTGGTGCTGCGTTGAGTGATTTGAGTAGCCGTTTGGCAAAGATCGAATGTGCGCAACCGCCTACATTCCCGATGCCTTATTGCCCGGCCAGTGGTAACTATGTTCCGGTAAACTATTCCGTTCCTGTAAACTTCGGTGTATCTACATTAGGAACTTGCGGTTGCTAAGAAAGGAGGTAATTATGTTATATCCTAACTTAATGTATCCTTACTGGCTTCCAAGCCCTTTCCTAATGAATCGTTCCGCAAGGGGAATTAGGAGAGTTGACGTTAATGGTATCTACGAACTTTCAACGAACGCTGTTCAGTTAACGGATGCAAGTGTAGATTATGGTATTAATCCTCACTGCTATAATGCACTTCCGTGCGAAAGCATAATCCTGTTGAAGGTTCATGCAGATGTTCCGGCAGGTGGAGAAGCTTTACCTATAAATGTTATAGCTCCTAACTTAGGACAGTCGACATTGGCAGTTGCCGGTACTACTACAGGTACTTCAAAGGTTCCTGTTGTAGACAGCAACAACAATCCGGTTACTGGAACAGATGTTACAGGCACTACGGAACGTCTTGCTTATCTTAACAAGCGCACAGGCGTTATACGTTTTCTGGAATTTACGGCTTCAACACCGGCTGCTGCCAGCAATGGCGAACCGGCAGCGACAAGCGTAAATGCTGTAAAGGCAAAGTAAAATATGGAGTGGGAGTAATCCCGCTCCTTAAAGAGTTAATAAATTATGTTTCAGAGTCTAAGACAATCCAATATATTTTATATCCTTCAAAAAGGGGAAAACCCTGAATTGAAAGTAGGGCAGGTTGTTTCCGTAAGTAATCCACAACCTAAATACGGACAGTATGTACCAGGGCAGACTTACGGCCAAAATATGGAAACAGTTGTTGACGTTTCGGTTAAGGTTGGTGAGGAAACTATTGATTTTAAACAACTTCCGGCAAATCTTTCGATAGCCAATTTTGGAGCGAATGGAGTTGTTGTATCGGAAAGCCGGGAAGCAATGAATGCCGAGGTGGAATCCATGTTGAGAATAAGCCGAGGAGTAATAGAAAGTGTACCTTATCACGAGAAGGTAATTTCCTCCTGTGATTCCATGCTTAGGGAGCTTAATCCTCAACTGGCTAAAGAAAAAGAACAGGAAGAGAAAATTGGCGTTCTTGAACAAAAGGTATCCGGTGTTGAAAATACCCTTACCGATATAAAAGATATGCTTGCCAAGGCTTTGGGAAGTGGTAGTAACAATCCTAAAAGTAAATAAATTATGCAGATAATTGAAATCACAGAAAGCAAAGTCGAGAAAATGTCCGACTATGCTGAAAAGATGCTCAAGTACGGTGGTAAACTGATGCAGTGCATCGAGGAACTTTCCGGAGGTGAAAGCATGGGAAGACGTGAACGTTATTATGACGATGACGATGAACGCTATGACGAAATGGGCGACCGTGGTGGCTATGGCGGTGGTTCCGACCGTGGAGGTTATGGCGACCGTGGTGGCTATGGAGAGAGACGTGGCGTGCGTGGTACAGGACGCTATTCCCGTTATCGTTAATGTTTAATTAGGGAGTGGAGCTTTCTACTCCCTATAACTTTGTAAAATCATGAGAAGAGAACCTTTGGATATAAGAGATAGAAGGCCGGAAGAAATGGAGGTATATCTGTCCAACTTCGGTTGGCATTTCAATAAGAAAATGTGTGAATTTGCCGTATCTTTGATGAAGAAGCTTAATCCTTCTTCTGGGAAAAAGGAACGTATTGAGCCGATATCAAAAGAGAAAGTTGATGAATTGCTTACTCGTTACGGTATAAAACTTGAAAATAACGTATTGTATGACTATGTATATGTTGCCAACATGGGGAAGGCTGACTTCCTGAAATCATCCATTCCTGATGAAGCGCATTTGGCTCTGTACATAAAAGATACGATTGATGATCCTGATGCTCCTGACGGAACAACAATGCGGCGGTGGTATGCGACAATGATTGCGGCCGGAGAACCGGTAGAGTGGGACGAAATGCTCTGATAAATGATAAGACAACGGTTTACATTACCCAAGTATGGCTGGAGCTGCATGGCATATTATGCAGTAGATACATATTATACAGAAGAGATACTGGATAATATGCACTCTATCGGCTGCGACGGTGATATGCTCCGTACTGCATACGATAACATAAACTCCGGCAACCTGAATACCGGAGTTACTTACTCCAACTTCGGGACACGGGAAACAGTAATGGTTATTGCCCTCACTTCGTCCTCAAAAGAATTTGCAAAGTCTTGGAGGCATGAATGTGGTCACATGGCTACCCATATCTGCCAGGCATTCGGGATAGATCCGTACGGTGAGGAAATTCAGTATATCGGAGATGATATTATTGAAAAGACATGGGAATACGCGAAGTCGTTACTATGTGGGTGTAATTGCTGTAAAAGTAAAGTTGAACATTTGATACATAAATTCCATGAAAAAGAAACAGGTTCAGAAGGCATTGAGTAGCAATACTCCTATTAATAGTATGTATTCTCTTATTCCGGATAACAGGATGCGGGCTTTCAAGAAGTTTGCCGCCCGTTTTGGTTTTACTGAAGAACGAATAAATTCAGTACTTGAAAATGAGAAACGAAAAGCTTGACATATTGCTTGAACAAGCAGACGACCGGTACCACTCGGATTTCTGCCGGCTTCTGCTAGTAATGCTATGGAACGCCTAGAAAAGTGGTTGTGTTGGCTGATTCCTCTTGCAATTATTGCAAGGGTTATATCTTTGTGCTTGTCCCTGGCTATGTAGTCGGGGATTTTTGTTAAAAACTTCCGGAATAGTTAAAGTTTGACCTCTTAACGGCAAATTTCAATTGTATTTTTGCAGTTTTGGTTGATTATTTGTTTATTTGCAGAACAAATTCGCTATAAATTCTGTTTTTAGTATAACAGAAAGGGGTTAATATATATGAAAAAGTTTATAAAAGCAATCACTAAATCTATGCAAGGTTCCTTACTTCCGAAAAAAGCAAGTGAGGAACAGATTGTAAAAGAAATCAACGATTCCTTGAAAAAACTTGATTATTATGGCACAGACTATGATAAGAAGAACATGAAAGAAGATGTGTCTTCTTTTAATAGAGACTTTAATAAAGCAACTAGAGAAGCTAAAATTAAATTTGAACCTGCTCTATAATGGCAAAGAAAGCGGAACAAAATAAAGTATGTGATAAGACCGGTTTAACACTGGAGCAAAATACGGTCTATGACGATAACCTTCTTCCATCTGCCGATGAATTAACAAAACTGAATAATGTATCTAAGGATATTATTCCATGGATCATGAAGCGTACAGAGAGGGAACAGGATGCCCGTATCAAATTTAACGAAGATAGAATGAAAATAGCCAAAAGTGATTTTAGACATACGCATTGGTATAATTTCACAGCTTTGGTAATGGCTTTTATTATAGTACTTATATTTGTTGGTTTCTCATTCTATTTAATAACTATCGGTCAAGAAACAATCGGGACTATATTTGCTGGAGGAACTGTTGTTTTAATAGTCTCTTATTTTCTTAAGGCTAAAAATAAAGAAGTAAAATAGCTCCTTCCATTTATAACTGCCTCTTTAAAATGGAATCCTCCCGGTGTATTAGATATGCCGGAATTTTTTATACCTTTGCCGACAACTAACATTATGGCAGAAGAAAAGAAATACGACCACGACTCGGTGAATGAGTTACTGACATGGGCTAAGGATGTTCTTGACAACAAGAAATATCCTTCCGGAGAGTTCCAATTGGATAAATGTGCGAAGATTCTCGACTGCGGGAAGTATCTGGATTCAATGATTTCGGTTATCTCTAGGAACTGGGAGAATCCTACTTTTCATCCTAGTATAGATCAGTTGAGATTGTTTAAGGAGAAGATAGAAAAAGGAGTATAATATGACTTACTTATGTGTTGACAAAGACGGCACCGAACGTATTATTGAATGTGAGGTATATTGTGAAAGAAAAGGAAATAAAATCCCATACAGGTTTGAAGAATGTTGTTGGGGATATAATCCGCATAATGATGTATGTATCGAACTCCCTAGAGGTACAATAAAGAAAATCCTCGGTCGAGAAATAACATGGGAAAATGAACCTGTTGAATTGACATAGAAAAGGCAGTCGAATAAGCTGCCTTTTCTATGTTTTCATCAACATGATATCTGCCTTCATTTCAATATATTCTTTATATTTGTCTGGTTCTTCTATATAATCAATAACTCTCTTTATTGCTATTTCAGCTTGTTTAAATCGGGTTTTTGTATAGTATCTTACAATTCCTCTACCTTTGTCTGAATGTGCAAGACAATAGTCTATAACGTTATCAGGTATCCCCAAATCGAAAGCGTATTGAGCAAACGACTTTCTAGCAGAATAAAATACCACCTTTTCTTTTATTCCTAATTCTTTAGCAAGTATGGCAAGAGACCTGCATATGTATCTTGAGAAATTGTGATAAGAAAACTTATATCCAAAGTCCAATTTCTTTGTTTTGTTGTTTATCCATTTGTCTATTATTTCTTTTGCTGGATCAGTAATAGGAAGCAGGCAATGTTGTTCTGTTTCAGTTTTAAATCTAGTCTTTATTCTAACATAATCTACCTTATCATCTCTAAAACGAGTATTCATTATGTCTATTAGATTCATTCCTCCAAGATAAAAAGAAAGCATAAAAACATCTCTCGCAACAATATATTTCTTTTCTTTTGGATTACTATGTTTTATTATATTGAGACTTTCCAAAGAAATGTCGACTTCTCGAACCGGAGATTTAGGTATTTTCTTGTTTACAAATGGATGTATATCATATCTTACGGAACCTAAATTGATATTCCTATTTATTACGGCTTTTATTTGAGACATCATCATCCCAATTGTCGTATTTCCTATGCCCTTTTTGGTTTTCAAGTATCTTGAAAATCCTTCAATCATATTTGGAGTTATATCAGACATAGGGATTTCTCCTTTAGTAAACTCTGTAAAATATCTACAGCTCCTTTCAATCAATACTGCATAACTTTTCCTACCTTCAGAATTTAGCTCATTTATAAATATAGAGCACGCTTTTTGATATGTAATGTTCAGTTTGTCTTTTGTTTCTAAATCAGAAACGAGCATATCTTTGATTTGTTTGCAAGAATAAAGAGATTGATGCTTTATTTCATCAAGTTTATTCTGCATATCGTTCATCATGTTTCTTAGTTTAGAATTAATAATTGAAGCGTCAGGTCGTTTTGTTACCTGTCCATCCTTGAATTGCGATAAGTTATCAATAATGAAACGTGTTACAATATAACATGTCTCTTTCTTATGACATACAGCTATTCTTATTTTATGCCTTCCGTCTTTTAAAACTTTTGCTTTGAAAATTGTAAGTTTAAGAGTTGCCAT